ATTGAAAAGGTTTCTGGTGCTATTGAAAACTTAAATAAAGACGTTGTAAAAGGAAACCAAAACACAAGTAAATCTTTGAGTAATGTTGAAAAGGCGGCTGGTGCTGTTTCAAAAGGAGTTAAAGGTTTTGGATTAGCATTAAAAGCAGCTGGAATTGGGTTAGTTATTTCTGCATTAACTTCAATGAAAGAAATCTTTAGTCAGAACCAAAGAGTTGTAGATGTTTTCTCTACTGGTTTTGAAGCATTTTCTATTGTCATTAATCAAGTAGTAACTGCTTTAATAAATACTTATGATGCAGTAGCTAAAAGTTCAGAAAACTTTAACGGACTTGGAAAGGTTTTAAGTGGACTTCTTACAATATCAATAACTCCTTTAAAATTAAGTTTCTTTGCTATCAAGTTAGGAATACAACAAGCACAATTAGCTTGGGAACAATCGTTCTTTGGTGGTAAGGATAATAAAAAAATACTAGAATTAAATCTTGGTATTATAGAAACAAAGAAAGCTATTTTTGATACTGGTAAGGAAGCGGTTGATGCTGGTAAAGATGTTTACAATAATTTTTCAGATGCTGTTGGGGAAGTAGGAAATATAGCGAATATAGCTAGTGAAAATTTAAGTAAGGTTAGTGTTAAGTCTGCTATTGAACAAGCTAAAGTTAATATAGAATTAAAAAATAGTGCATTAATAGCAGCTGCACAGCAATCTAGATTAGTTGAGCAATACGATAGACAGGCTGAAAAATTAAGACAAGTTAGAGATGATGAAAGAAACAGTTTAGAAGTTAGAAAAAAGGCTAATGATAATTTACTTTTAACTTTAGAAGAACAAGAAAAAGCAATGATAAGTCAAGCAGGTTTACAAGTTGCATCTGCACAAAATGAATTTAATAAAAATAAAACAGTTGAAAATCAAATTGCATTAATAGACGCTTTAGCAAACAAAGAGGGTGTACTTGCACAAATAGAAGGTTTACGAAGTGAGCAACAATCAAATGATTTAGCACTTGACAGGGAGAAAATAGAATTAACAAACTCTAAACTTGAAAGTGAAAGTAAATTATCTATTGAAAGAAAAAGATTTAATGAAGAACAGATAAAGGATGAATTTTTAAGATTACAAAAATTAAAAGAAGTTGATTTACTAGAAGCGGAACAAGAAACATTAAGGCTTCAAACAATAGTAGATAATGCAAATTTAGGTACACAAGCCAAAATAGATGCTCAAATAGCACTTGATGAGTTTACAGAACAATCTAGGCAAACAAATATAACTAGAGATACTGAAATAGCAAATAAACAAATTGAATTAGAACAGAAAAAAACTGCTGCTAAATTAAAAGCATTAGATGATTTGCAAATGATATTTGGTGCAGAAACCGCTATGGGTAGAGCTGCATTAATTGGAAAACAACTTTTAGCTGCACAAGAACTGTTAATAGATTTAGGGGCGATAAAATCAAAAGCCAGTAAAGCAATTATAACTGCTAATATAGAAGCTGCTTCAAGTGGTTCTGCTGTTTCTAGTGGATTTGCACAAACTTTAAAATTAGGTTTTCCTGCTGCTATTCCTGCGTTGATAGGTTATGCTGCAACTGCTGTTGGTATTATTTCGTCTGTTTTAGCTGCAACTAAAAAAACAAAATCTGTTGCAAGTTCTTTTAGTGGAGGTGGTGGAGGTGGTGGAACAATTACTAGTGCCCCTGCTGTTTCTCAACCACCAGCTTTTAATGTAGTTGGTGCAAGTAATACAAATCAGTTAGCAGATGCTATTGGTGGTCAATCGAAAGAGCCTGTTAAGGCTTATGTAGTTTCAAATGATGTAACTTCTGCACAATCTATGGATAGAAATATTGTAAACGGAGCATCTATTTAAAATGCAAAAAAAATAATTAAATACTATATAATACTATGAACATTATTGAATTAATTTTAGACGACCAAAACGAAACAGTAGGTATTGAAGCTATTTCAGTTGTTGAAAGTCCTGCTATTGAAGAGGATTTTATTGCTTTAAATAGTGCATTTGTAGAATTAAAAGAATTAAATAAAGAGAAGCAAATTTTATTAGGTGCTTTACTAATACCAAACAAGCCTATTTATAGAAAGAGCGGAGAAGAGGAGTATTATATTTATTTCTCAAAAGAAACAGTTGTTAAAGCTTCACAGATGTATTTAATAAAGGGAAATCAAAACAATTCTACATTAGAACACGAACACGAATTAAGTGGTTTAAGTTTAGTTGAAAGTTGGATTGTTGAAGACGAGGTACACGATAAGTCAAGAAAGTATGGAATGAATGTTCCAGTTGGTACTTGGATGGGTGCAGTAAAGGTAAATAATTCTGAAGTTTGGAATGATTACGTAAAGACTGGTAAAGTAAAAGGCTTTAGTATTGAAGGGTATTTTATTGACAAAGCAGAAAAAATTAAAGAGCCAATAAAAGAAGACGTTGAAGCAGATTTATTATTGTCTAAAATTAAAGATATTTTAAGAAATGAATAAAGATAATACCACACCGAGTAGAACAAGTCCTAAAGGAAGCAAAAGAGGTTGCTTGTGTAAAAATAACACTTATTCAACTAAGTGCTGTGATGGAAGTTTACACGCACAAGGAATAGGTCAAACATCTACAACTATTGAAAATGCAAATTAATTAATTAAACACTATATATAAATATGAAATCAAATGAAATGTTAAACCAAGTAAAAATACTTTTAGGAATAGAGGTTAAACTTGAACAAATGAAGCTAGAGAACGGAACTGTTTTAGAAGCAGATAAATTTGAAGCAGGAAATGAAATCTTTATTGTAACAGAAGATGAAAGAGTTGCATTACCAGTTGGAGAGTACGTTTTAGAAAACGGAGAGGTTGTAATAATTGAAGAAGAAGGATTAATAAAAGAGGTTAAATCATCTGAAAGTGAAGAAGCACCAGAAGTTGAGGTAGAAGTAGAAGCTAAAGAAGAAGAAGTATCTTATGCTACTAAAGAAGAACTAGCAGAGGTTAAGTCAATGATTGAAGAAATCAAAGCTATGTTAGAACCTAAAAAGGAAGAAGAATTATCAGAGGTTGTAAATGAATTACCAAGCGAAGTCTTACAAGAATTATCTAAACCAGCAGTTGAACCAATTAATACAAATGCTCAATTAGGTAGGATGGAAGTGAAATTCAATATATCCTCTAAAAGAACTCAATCAACTTTGGATAGAGTGATGGGAAAATTAAATAAATTATAAAACTAATTAAAAATTAAAAAAAAATGAGTGTATCTTTAACATCAAGTTATGCAGGAGAATTTAGTGGTGAATATATCGCAGCTGCATTATTATCAGCATCAACTTTAGATAGTGGTGCAATTTCTATTTTACCAAACGTAAAATTTAAAACAGTTATACAAAAAGGAGCAACAGATGATATCGTAAAAGATGCTTCTTGTGACTTCGTAACTGATGCAGGAACTTTAACTTTAACAGAAGCTATTTTAATTCCAGAGGAATTTCAAGTAAATTTACAATTATGTAAGAAAGATTTACACGCATCTTGGGAAGCTGCTAATATGGGTTATTCTGCATTTGATAATTTAGCGCCTAGTTTTGCTGGATTTGTAATTGCTCACGTTGCGGCAAAAGTAGCTGACAGAACAGAAAAAAGTATTTGGAGTGGTTCAACTGCTACAAGTGGACAATTTGATGGTTTTTCTGCAAAATTAACTGCTGATGCATCTGTAAATGATGTAGTTGGAACAACTGTAACTTCTGCAAACGTAATTACTGAAATGGCGAAAGTTATTGATTCAGCTATTGATAATGCTGATGCAATTTTAGGACAAGAAGATTTAACTCTTTATGTTTCTACAAATGTTGCACAAGCGTATATTCGTGCTTTAGGTGGTTTTGGTGCTAACGTTGGTGCAAATGGTACTGATGGAAAAGGGACACAATGGTATAATGGAGGTTCTTTATCTTTTGAAGGAGTAAATATTTTTGTTGCAAAAGGATTAACTTCTAATAAAATGATTTTAGCACA